CCAGAGCTTATATGCATTTATTTAGAAAGCGATAGTATTCTGAGCAATATATCAAAATACGAGCTTAGAGAACCTAATGGATTAACTAAAGATTTCACACCTTTAGAGGTTTGCCATTTAAGAATGTTTAATCCAGAAGTCGAAGCTTTCAAGAAAAGGAACGGCATGAGTCCACTTCAAGCTGCTTATAATAAACTTAGAGCTAGTAACAATCAAGCACTAGGTCAATCAAGTTACTTTGAGAATAGAGGAACCAGTACTATTATTTCCCCTCAAGGTGGTGCGAATGGTTTAGCTATGACTAAGACAGATAAGGAAGATATTGATAGAGCTACAAGGGCAAGGATGGGAGGAAGTCAAAACGTAAATGGAGTAATTACTACGATGACTCCAGTACAAGCGACTCAGCTAGGTACTTCAGCTTCAGATATGCAGATGCTTGAACAAGGTAGCGCAATGTTGAGAGAGTTATGCAACGCAATCTTTATGCCTTCAGAGATGTTTAACGACCCTGATAACAAGACTCACGCAAATAGACGAGAAGCTATTAAGACTATGTATAACGATGTTTTTATTCCTGGAGCAAATAGGTTTATTCGATCTTATGAAAGAACTATCATCAAGCCTTACGGATTAAGAAGCGATGGGAAGGAATATCGTATATCAATAGACAAAGAAAAAATCGATGCACTTAATCCAGACCCATTCGAAGCGAAACGATTAGCATTACAAGAGGTTGACTCGGGTACGATTACAAGGAACGAGTATAGAGAAATGTTTGGAAGAGACAAATCAGAAGCAGAAGGAATGGATGAGCCTAGTGTTCGTCAAGCGAATTACAGCGTAAATCCAGAAGTAAAAGAAAACACTTAATTTTGCAGATATGTCGAAAGAATTTAAAACAGGCTACAAAGAAAAATCAATTGACCTAAGCTTTAAAGCTGAGAAGCAAGAAGATGGTCGAGTATTGGTTAAAGGATATTTATCAGGATTTAAGACAATTGACTCTGATGCTGATGTGATTATGCCTGGAGCTTTTTTAAAGTCGATTCAAGACAGAGGTCCAAAAAGTGAAGCAAATAGAAAAATCGCGCATTTAGCTTTCCACGATCTTAAAAGACCGGTCGGATCGTTCCAAGTTTTAAAAGAAGATGATAAAGGACTTTACTTTGAGAGCTTATTAGGTACTCATACCGAAGGTGCTGATGCAGCAAAGATGTATGAAGAAGGAGTTATTAACGAGCATTCTATCGGCTTTAGATACATAGGCGACAAGATGGAATTTATCGAGATAGACTCAGAGGAAAAGATTGATGCGCTGGTATCGAGCGGTGAGTTTGATTCAGTCAATAAAGAAGCTGTTATGATGTACGGAGGTTACTTCAAGATTCATGAAGTAAAGCTGTATGAGGGTAGCTTCGTTACTTTCGGAGCAAACGAGAACACGCCAAACCTAACTGGTAAAAGCGAAGAAGAAGTAAAAGCTTTTAGAAAAGACTTAGACGGAAAAGTATCAGACTTAATGAAGTCGATAAACGACGGAGAGAAAGGATTACAAGTAGAAAGAGAAATTTTATATATTTGTAAACAATTCGAAGCACTTGGAGCTTCTGAGCCGCACATTAAGCACTCGGTAAAACAAGCCGCTGAAAAGCAGGACGCAGAGCCTGATAAGAGTAAGCAAACATTTTTTGAGATAATGGCAAAAGCCTAAAATCTCTATCACACAAAAACCGAGTAAAATGAAAACATTCAACTCATTCCTTGAAGAAAAAGGAATCAAATCTGATGAGTTCGCTGCTATGGATGCTGAAAAGCAAGCGGAACTTTACAATGAATTCAACGAAGCTAAACGATCTGAGATCGAAGCAGCTATCGAAGAAAAAGCATCTAAAGAAGACATTGCATCATTAAAGGCAGAGCTTAGCGAAACCATTAATGCTCAAATGAAATCTTTAAACCAAGCGTTGAAAGACCAAGGTTTTGCGATTAAGAAAATGGTTAATTCTGAGAAATCAGAAGCAAAACAATCATTTGCCGATCAAGTAAAATCTGGTTTGGAAGAAAACCTAGAAGGTTTGAAGCAATTAAAGCAATCCAAGAACGGAGGTTTTAACTTCAAAGCTGCTGGCACTATCACAAGTGGAAATATTTCTGGAGGAAATGTACCAGTAGAAGATCGAGTTGAAGGCTTGAATACGATTGCGTCTAGACCTTTGCGTTTCTTAGACTTCCTTAATAGAAGGTCAACAGAAAGCAATATCGTTTCATGGGTTTACCAAGCGAACAAGGACGGTTCTGCTGGACAAACTGGTGAGGCTGCTGCTAAAAACCAAGTTGACTATGATCTTGTTGTAGCGTCTCAGAGTGTTAAGAAAACCACTGCTTATATTAAAGTATCGACTGAAATGCTAGACGATGTTTCTTGGATGAAGAGTGAGATTGACGACGAATTAAGACGAGAGCTTCTTAAGGCAGTTGAGAGCCAAACTTTTGATGGTGATAATACTGGTAACAATCTTAACGGAGTTGGTCAAACTGCATCTCCATTTAGCCCAGGAGCACCATTTGCTGGAGGAGTAGATAACGCTAACCAAGTTGACGTTCTTGTAGCTGCTATGAGTCAAATCGAATCAGCTAATCAAGAAATCTTGAAGCCAGGTATTTTCATGAATCCAGCAGATGTAAACTTCTTGAAAGTTCAAAAAGTATCAGCGACAGACAAGCGATATGTTGAGCATTTAACTCAAGTGGGTTCTACACTTATGCTTGATGCTGCTACACCTATTATAAAATCTACTTTAGTAGCTCAAGGAGATTACCTTTTAGGCGACTTCTCTAAAGCTTACTTAGTAGAAAAAGATGGTATCAACATCGAAGTAGGACTTGATGGAAACGACTGGACTGAAAACTTGCGTACTATTATCGCAGAGTGGAGAGGGCTTGTTTACGTTAAGAACAACGATCGAACAGCCTTTGTTAAAGGTACATTCGCTACCGATCAAGCAATCTTGGAAACACCATAAGCTAAATCGAGAATAAATTAAGAAAGAGGTAAGCTTTTAAAGTTTACCTCTTTTTTTTATATTTGCTTCATGAAAGTATTCGGAACAGGCAAGAGCCACAAGAAGCACAGCTTTAAAAAAGGGGCAGAAATGGAAGTATCAGAATCAGTTGCTGAGAACCTTATTAATAAAGGTTTAGTAACTGCTGAGAAAGAAGTGAAAGAAACAAAGAAAAAACCTGCAGCAAAAAAGAAGTAATTCATTCACGTATTTTCTGAATTATAAGAGAAAAAGAGTAGCTATTTTGGTTGCTCTTTTTTGTTTACTTTTGCAATATGAGTATTTTAAAAACTACCGACTTTGCAGCTGGTAAAACTAAGATCAGCCAAAACCAATTTACAAAAGCTGATTTAGAGGCTTATATCACAGATGAGCAGAATTACGGTAGGATTAAAAGGATATTTGGAGCTACTTTAGGCCAAGAGTTTATTGACGACTTAGCCGGCGATCCAGCAGTACCTCAAACGGCAAAGTGGGTTACTCTATTCTCAGAGTTCAATTTCACTTACGAAGACATTCCAGTTTATTGCATAGGGTTAAAAGAAGTGCTAAAGCATCTAGCCTATTACGAATATGTTTTAAATCAAGCTGAACAAAACCAAATGAACGGCAATCAAGTTGCTCAAAGTGAAGCCAGCTCGCCTGCATCATTTCAACTAAAAGCAGTTAGGGCGTACAATCGAGCTGTTCATGGCATTAGAGAACTTCAATTGTATGTCGATGATAGTTCCGACTTCAGCGATTATGATGGATTTTACTTTGAATTTGAGGGTGTGATATGATACAAGTCAAGACAGTATTAGCTCAGATATTAAGCGAATTAAGTTTAAACCTAGTCATTAACTCTGTTACTGATAACGGAGACAGCACATATACATTATCGGTAGAAAGCACTCAGTACTTAAACCAAAAAATGGTTTTCGATATCGATTCAGTCGAATATACTGTAATTGATTTCACATTAAATGAATCATTAACAATATCAGGCGCAAGCGCACCAACAACCGGAATTAAAACGCTACCCTCGCCGACTTTTGTTCATGGAAAGTATAAAGCGGTAAACAAGCAGCTCCAGCAAAGACAGCCAGAGGATTATTTACCTCTTGTTTGGATGTATGAGTTATTACCAAGAACAGAGCCGGACGACCCATTAAGCTCGATTGATACTGAGGGTGATGTAAGACTTTATTTCTGTATGTCTTCAAATTGGGCAGATTGGGATTCAAGCGAGCATTACGATCAAGTCTTTGACCCTTTAACAAATGTCATCGATGCTTTTGTTTCAAGGCTAAAAAGCAGCCCTTTAATCGGTGAGCTAGGTACAATCGAAAGAACGAATCACGCTAAGTTTTCAACTGGCGGTTTTTCTATATCAGGCAATCAAGAAAACGCTATCCTTCCAGCTTACATAAGCGCAATAGAAGTCCTCGTTGATTTACCTATACTTACTTCAGCTAGGTCCTGCTCAGGATTAAGAGACACGAGCTGCGCTCCTGGCTTAGTAAAAGATCAAAACGGTAATGATTTAGGTTTAGCACCGAGCGGTGGAGTGTTGGAAGTTAATACTGCTGGATTGGATGCTACAGTGGAAAATAGCGATGAAAGTTATACGAACACTGTTGCAAGTGGTGGCACATTGGTGTTGCCTGATATTAATGTTACAGATTCTGATGGCTCAGTAAGCAGCGTTCCAAGTGTTAAAGATGTACTTTGCACACCAGCAGCAGATGCTACAGTAGAAAATAGCGACAGCAGTTACACTAATACTGTGGCAAGTGGTGGAACGCTTACGCTTCCTGACATCACAGTTACAGACAGCGATGGGAGTACGTTCACTCAGGCTTCTGTCGTGAATGTAGTTTGTACTTTAGCGGCAGATGGTACTGTGAATGTAAATAGTGTGTTTTTTGACAATGTAGCTTCGGGCGCAACCTTAAACATTCAGGTAATGCAATCCAGTGGAAGCACATTAATAGGTTCAAAACAAGGTGCGGATTTTAGAATACCTGACAGCGTCATTACTTTAGACAATACGGACGGGTCTACATTATCTACTACAAACGTCTTGGCGACTGATGCATTGACTATTACCGCACCTGATGCTACTGCTGTGATTAAAAACACTTTAAACGCAGTTCTGAGGTCAGAGTTAATTCCTAGCAATGTTAGCGAGGATATTATAATTTCCGATTCAACTATAAACATCAATCAGAGCGATGGTACTTTAATAGCAAGCGCAACTATAACAGCAGAGGGTTCAGGAGCTTACAATGTCGCTGATTCAACTATCAATGTGGTAAATAGTCTTGCCACAGTTTTATCAAGTAGCTTAGTTAAAGCCACAGATACTGAAAGTGTTTTAGCACCTGACGTAAATGTAGCAAACAGCGATTCGAGTTATACTAACACAGTGCCTAGTGGTACTACATTAGCTTTGCCTGATATTAGTATCACGATTAATGGAGAGGCACAACCTAACCAACCAGCAGCGAAGAACTTAGCATTGAGCTATGCCGTTTCTCAGGATTATGAGTTTAGATACGTAATGAGCAATCTTACAGAGTCAGCAGGACTTGTATCAGCATTAATCGACCAAAGTTCCAATAATAACGATGCTACGCAGTCAAACGGAGCTTATCAGCCTAGCTATACAGCCTCAGATCCTGCCTACAATAATAAGCCAACGATTACTGTATATGGTGATTGGTTTGATTTTGACCTTCCCGTTCCTCACAAGGTTAAGTCCGGCTCTCATTTTTGGTGGGTTGGAGTTGGTAGTAATGGAGCAGCAGGGGAGTTACTTGGAACTATTTCTAATGCTGTCGCTCTTGAGGCTTTTGATAGTTCAAGCTTTCTTAGATATAGATGGGATTTAGACGGAAGCAAAAGAGATTCTTTTACGCTTACAGATTTGGATGATGCTGCTGTTTGGTTGCTTCGCTCAGACGGAACGACTCACTACTTGTATAAAGACGGAAGTTTGAAAGGTTCAGTTTCAATAGTAACAAGCAACGTGTTTTGGACTTTGCTATTCACTAAGCGCACTACATACAGAACTCGAGGAACTTTTGCTGAGGTCATGCTAAAAAATGAGAACGCAAGCGTAGGTGACTTGAACACTATAGGTCAAGCACTTGCTACAGAATATGGTTTTACTTGGAACACAATAGTATGATAGTATTTGAAACAACAGATTTCCAGAAAGACATTGATGAGATAGATCAATTTGTATATGGTCGAATTCATCAAGAAACATGGCAATCAAACCCTATTGAGTTTGAAGGCAAGAACTACATCAAGTACAAAAGTATTTTGAGTCCAATAGTCAGCCAAGAAGAATTAGTCGAGATTACAATATCCGACGATGTTTAAAATAATAAAGATTTACCCATATTAAGCGAGTTGAAATATTTTGTTTAAATTTGCAATAACCAAAAACACAAAAAGATGAGTGTATGTACTTGTAATGTATCTCTTTCGAATACGGGTCGCCCAGGTTGCTTCCCAGTTGAAGGAGTTGCTTTTAAGCTGATTCTAGTTGCTATGCAGCAATCCGATGGAACAGCCAACGAAATTGATTTAGAAAACGACACGCTTGATGCGAGTTATATCTCAGGTTTGATAAACAACTCTGATGATAACGCTAGATGGTTTCCAATAGGAAACTTCAAAAATGTAGTTATCGAAAGAGCTGACCCTATCACTCAAGAGTTTGATGATGGTTCTGTTTTCAAAATTCGTGATGGAGTAAAAAGCTTTGCAGGAGTTATTCCTAAGCAAACTTCAGATTTGAAGAGAAAACTTGACTCTTGGTCATGTACTACTTTCGGAGCTTATATCATCACTAAAGATGGTCAGCTAATCGGAGACGGTGGAACTGCTGGAAAGTTAAAGCCTATTAAGATCGAATCTGGTAGCTTTGACGCTAGATATGTTCATACTACTGATACAACTGTTCCTCAGTTACAGTTGAACTTCCAATGGGTTACAGACTTCTCAGATGCGAATCTAAGAATGCTCGAAGCTTCTGATTGGACTTCTGGAGACTTAACTACTGTATCAGGTTTGATTGACTTGTTCTATGACATAGCTGCTAGTCCTGCTCCTACTGCAACTGGCTTTACAGTTGATATCACTACCGATTACGGAAGTGTTAAGAGTAGAGAAGGAATCGGAGGACTCGATCTTGTTACAGACTTCGACGTAGTTGGAAGCACATCTGGTACAACTGCGATTGCAACAGCTACCGAAGACTCAAGCGTTCAGGGTCGTTATGCGATCACGTTCACTACTTTAACTGGTGAAGCTGTTTACGTTCAAAAGAAGTCAGCCACTTTAGGTTACAACGACTTTGAGACTGAAACAGTAACTCTACCATAATATGAGTGAAGCGAAAATATTAAAGTTCGGGAGAACCTCTTTAACCGTAGGCTCTGTAACTGAAGAGCAAGAATTTGTAAAGCTGATTGTAGCTGGAGGCTATAAAGGCAATACAAAGAAAGCTTGGATTAGTTACAAGAAGAGTCTTCCAACAAAGAAAAAAGCTGCTAGTAATCCAAAAAAGGAGGAAAGCAGTAAAGAAAAATGATTCTTCTCTTCTGACTATCATTTGTTCATTTTGTTTTGATTAGGTCGCCTCTCGAATTTCGGGGGGCGATTTTTTTTTGTCTTTTGTTTGTGGTATAAATAATTTTTATATATTTGACATATCAAAACAAACAAGATGGATATAAACTGGAAAAACCTTACAAACGAAATGGAGCTAGCAGCGATTTGGCTTCATAAAGGCGCATTTGTAGAGCGCGAAGGAAGAGTAAAAAGAACGGTAAGAATCACAAAGGGCGATGTCATTTGCGTTATCGATGGAGAGCTTGCGAGCTGCGCAACGATGAAGCCTACTCATAAGATTATAGCTTGCTATGGTACGATCGATTCGAGAGAGTTAAAGCTACTTACTACAAACTTAAAAGATAATCAACCTTTAATCGTTAGGGTATGATACATTTAAGCTTAGCCATCGATGAAGGAGATGCAGTCCTTTTAAAATTTGTAACAGTTCACGAATTGATGGAATATGTAAAAGAATTAAAGTCGTTTGATTCTATATGGGTTGCAACAACTGATGATCCCAAAGGTGAAATATTGATAACTCAAAACATTAATATATTAGTTGATTCAATTAAGCGAGGGCATTTTGATTTTTTTCGTAAAACCAATCAAGCATCAAAGAAGTTTTTTTACATTCAACAATATAATACATACGAAGATGCCTACAAGGTAGCTCTTGATATGAGAGAGGGAAATCCTAAATGTTATGAATAAATTACTCCAACTAGCACAGAATGCTCAAAGGCTAACTCCAGGACGTTTATTCGTTCTTACGTTTAAAGATCAAATCAATAAGGATATAATCATCCAGCTTAATCAAGAGTTTCAGCTACAGCTTGGTGTTTTAGCTGACAATACTCAGCTTCCTTTTTATTCAGAAGTTAGTCAATCGGTTTACGGAAAACCTAATTCTAGGTGGACCTTAAAAGATACCGGAGAGTTTTACGAAAGCTTCAAAGTGATAAGTGTAAGTCAATCGGGTTTGGTTATTGATGCCGACGATCAAAAAGAGGATAAGCGTTTAAGCGAATACGGAGCGATCTTAGGATTGAATGATGAGAACATGGCCAGGCTTAAAGACTTTGTTATCCCTACAATCAGAAAGTATTTGAAAGAGTTAATACTGAAGTGAGATAACGGAAACATGAAGCCGATAAAACTACACACAGGAGACACACTTCCGATCTGGAATTACTGGATGATTAACAAAACTGGTGAGCTAAAATATGTAGCTGAATCTTGCGAATTAAGCTCATTTGAGCCTGAGAGAAAAAAGCAACTTCGACTGATTGCTGAAGCCTGGGAAGAAATCCAAGAAACGCTTTACGAGGTTTTTATTCAAGACCCTGATTATGTTTCTGCTTTGATTGAAGAAAAAGACTACCTCTATAAAGTCATTGATGCTGCTGTTAATCCGAATGCGCTAAATAACTTCAAGTTAAAAGTTGCTAAAAGGGAAAAAGAAGATTCGAAAGATTTTGATTATGAAACGAGTATAGCGATCTTAGAGAAGTATCTAGGCTACTCAATAAACGATCGAGAAATGTCAGCAAAAAGGTACTATACTCACTTGCGACTAATGAAGAAAGCTAACAAGCCAAGTATAAAGCCTAACGAGTAGGTTTATTTTTAGTATTTTTGCAATATGGCGCAAAAAAGAATCGAGGCACAGGATTTAATCAATCCGAAAGCCTTACAATCCATAATTGATGATGCTAAGAAGCTCGAAGCAGAGCTAACAAAGATTCTTGAAACGAATAAAGCTCTTATAAAGAACAATCCTTTTAAGACTGGTGCTGATGTTAAGAAATTAAACGAAGCCGCGCAAATAACTAAGAAAACACAAGAAGCCCTTTCTACTGTTAGAAAGAAAAGAATTAGAGAGGAACAACAACTAAAAGAACTTCGAACTAAAGAAGCGCAAGACTTAGCGCAAGTCAATGCTTTAAAGAAAGAACAAGCCCTCATTAATCGCCAAGAGGCACAAGCTAATACGAAAGCTCTCGGAGCGTATAAGAATCTTAGCGCACAGTTAAATATACTTAGGAAGCGATATAAAGACGTTGCAGTATCTCAGGGTATCAATAGTAAAGCTGCGCAAGATTTAGCAGCAGAGGTCAATAAATTAGACAGTCAAGTTAAAGAAGTCGATGGCTCAGTAGGGCAATTCGGAAGAAATGTAGGTAACTATAAAGACCAAGTAGAGCAAGCTATAAAAGCATCAGGTGGATTTGGAAGTGGGCTTTTAGGTATTGTATCGGGTTTAAAAAGCGCAACAGCTGCAAGTTTAAGTTTCTTAGCAACTCCCTTAGGTGCGGTCATCGGTGCAATCGGTGTCGCCCTTGCTGGGGTTGTTGGAACTTTCAAGCTATTCACAGAATCGTTGCAATCTAGTGAGAAGGGGCAGACAGCACTTAATAAGATAATGTCTGTATTCACAGGCGTTTTAAATGGCGTTCTTGCTGTTGTAGAGCCTTTAGCCTTTCAGTTAGTAGATGGAATCGCAAAAGGATTAGACTTCATTACTGCTGCTGCTGGTTCAGCTTCATCAGCCTTGCAGTCTGCTTTTAGTTTCTTTGGCTTCGAGGGAGCTGCTAAAAAGCTGGATAGATTCACTAATGCTATCGCTAAAACTACTGATAAGTCAAAAGAACTAGCCGAAGCAGAAACAGAACTCAACAAAATATTAAGAGAGCAAGAGAAAACTCAGCTATTATTCCAAAAAAGAGCAGAAGAATTAAGGCAAATTCGTGATGATGAAGCTTTAAATATCCAACAAAGGATAGATGCTAACCAGGAGTTGGGCAAGGTATTGAATGAGCAGACAAATCAGGAACTTATTTTAGCGCAGCGTTCATTAGAAATAGCACAATTAAGAGCGAGAGTAGAGGGAGAAAGCACCGAAAATCTCGATTTAATTGCAGAGGCTGAAACAAAAATACTCGAAATCGAGGAAAGGATAACTGGGCAAAGGTCTGAGCAGCTAGTGAACTTGAATTCTTTGAAGAAAGAACAACGAGAACTATTAGCTATACAACAAGAGGCTGAGGATGCTATAATTTCAGACACATTAGACGAATATCGAGAAAAAGTCCAAGATACTGTTGATGACTTCAAGGATTTAGAAATTGCGCCTATCTCAGATGGTTTATTAGGTACTGAGGAAGAAATAACTGAGGAGGCTGATTTATTAGTTTCTGAATACGATAGGATTAAAAAGAAACAAGAGGAACTTATCGCATCAACTCAAAAAGCTGCTGAACTAGCTACAAAGTCATTCGCTACAATAAATGACCAACTTACATTGAGGGATGATAAAATAAGGCAATCTTTAGAAATGGATGCAGAGGCTACAAAAGAAAATATCCAAACACAACAAAGACTAGCTGAAAGAGGACTCTCAAACACGCTTGCTTTTGAAGAAGAGAAAGCGGCTAGGCTAGAAGCTAAAAGAGAGGAACTTGCTAGAAAAGCAGAGAGGCGACAAAAGGCACTAGCTTACTTAACAGCATTTACTGAATACTTAAAGCAAGACCCGAACTCAGCAGCTGGAAAAGCACTTGCACAAGTTGCACTTGCGGAAACAATCTCAGGCGCATTCTATGAAGGTACAGAAAATGTAGAGCAGGATTTAGGGAATCCAATATTCAAAGGGCGTGATGGTTACGTTATTCGAGTCGATGGAAAGGAAAGAGTATTAAACCCTTCTCAGAACGCTAAAATAGGCGGCTTAACTAACGATCAGCTTGCTGACTTAGCTTACGCATACAATAGCGGTAAAACAGTATCTAAAAACGGCTCTGCGCTTAGCGAGTCAGGATTAAAACGAATCGAAAACGCTGTTAAGTCAATCGAGATAAGTGTAGATGCTGAAGGCTTTATAACTCGAAATGAGTATGAAAAAGGAATGCGAAAGCTAACAAGAACAAAACCTAGACGGCCTAGAATATGAAGCAAATACACAAAATAAACGGCCGTACCGTCAAGCCTCCTGTTAATTACGAAGAGATAGAACTTGATGTAAATTACGATAATGATAATCCGAATCGTTCTGTTAATATCACTCGTTTTTCATGGGCTTTCGAAGAGTGGGCTTTGATTAAGTCAATCTATGACGCTGGTTTAAGCGGTGGTAATGGTATATTCGAGGGCGTACCTCATACGATAGAGCTAGAAGAAAACGGAGTGCCTTATAAGCTTCTCGATGGCTACTTGGATTTGACATCTGCTGTTTTTGATGAGAATCAAGTAGAAGTTGATACCGTACCAAGAGCGCAGATTGATTGGTTGAACGATGTCGCTGAGGGCTTTACTTTCGAATACTTAAAAGAAAAAGGTTTAATCATCCCAGTCAGGGATTACGAGTTTATGCCATACGTTATTGATTCAGTTCCTAATTATAAGGAATCAATGATAATCACAATGACGATCACATTTGTAACAATTGAGCTTACTAATGTACTAAAAGAGCTTTCGAATTACGGCGGTCAATCTACAACCGTTATTGATTCAGCTGGTGGAGTGATAGGCTTGATCGCAAATATTATCTATGCAGTAGCTTTACTCATTACAATAACTGACTTAATGCTTGATTTAGTACAGTTAATCATTCAGCCGATTAAGTACAAACCGATGATGAGTATTCGAAAGCACATGGATATAGCTTGTAGCTATTTAGGTTTAACTTATTCAAGCAGTTTGCTAGATGCAGACCCTTACGATAGGCTTTATGTTATACCTGAGAGTTTTAATAATTTAGATGCTCAGTCAGATAACAGGCTATTTGGGTTTTTATCTGCTGACGAAACAAGGCAAAACGGTTTTTATAACGGCACATTTGCTGATCTGATTCGAGCGATGAAAGATATGTTTAATGCTAGGGTAAGAATTGTAGGGAATGAGCTTCAGATATTACCTTCGCTTAAGACATTAAACTCAGCGAGCTTTACGCTTCCAGATTATGACGTTGATCGATTCGAGACAAATGCAACTGATGTTGTAGGCACTTATTTAATAAGCTATTCATACGATACAACTGAAAAGCAGACTATTCAAAATTGGCAAGGTAACAACTTTCAAGTTGTTTTGCAGCCAATAAAGAAAGGCAGCAGCGATCTGACTTTAATTAAAGGGCTTACAAGGGTTCAACTACCTTTCGCTAGAGCGATAAGAAAGACCGAACTTACGACACCTGAAAACGTGGCTGATACCCTTCTAAACTTTGTTGGAACGATTGTTTCAGCCTTAGTAAACATTGCAAACGCAGCTATTAAAGGGATAAATGCTACAATTAAAGTCATTAACAACCTTAAAAACGCACTTTCCGTAATTGGTATAAAAATCAAAGCCAATATTAAGCCTGTTAAAACCATGTCGGACCCAGGAATAGGAGAGTTAATTGATAGCCGTATAGGGGTCATGCTGCTTGAGTCGGATATAATCTCAATACCTAAAATCACAATCGCACAAATAGGCTCAGAGAACAGAAAAAACAAAGTGAGCGATGAGAATGAAAGCTACTTAACAGCAAAGAAGCTTTACGAAAAGCATCATTTCACAAACTCATTTGCACCTAATAGCAAAAATGCTCAAAGAATTATCTACCAATTTGACCAAGTAGAGATGAATTTAAGTGAAGTCAAAATAGTAGAACAAGAAGGAGTCGTAAGACTTCCTAATAATAACCTTGCTGAAGTGATAGAGATGAAGTACAATCCATCGTCAAGATTGTGTAATTTTGTTCTGCATGAAAGAAAGATGTACACGAATAATTTAACTGAAGTAAAAATCGAACCAATTGGACGCTAAAAAATTAAAATCAGATTTAGATAAAATGTCAGAAGGCTTAGGAGGCTTAATGAAAACTATCGAGCAAGTTTCTAAAACACTAAAGCCAGAAGACATAGACCCTGAGCAGTTGAAAGAAATCAAAGAAGAAGCCGAAAAAATGGCTGATAAATTAAAGAAGCAACACGAAAGATATGGGAGTTTTTTTAGAGAGCATTAGTTTCGAAGAGGAACAGACTACTGGAGTAAATGATTACTTGAAGGGTAATATCTTTCAGAGTATTGTTATGACTTCAATTTTTAGGGTTGAAACGTGGTTGCCGATTGACTCAGATAATAATATTGTGTTTGCAGACACATCTTACAGAACGTCAGATTGGATAGTGGACCCTAACTCAGGCGGTGCTTTTGCTGATTTCAACGTGGATGATTCTATCGTTTTAGAATCAATAGCGAGCCAAAGTTGGACAACTGGAACAATATTAGAAAAGCCTAATGATAATGCTATTCGAGTAAATCAAACTTGCACTTTCGCTTCTGTTACTTCTGGAAAAATCATTCTTGATCAAAGACCGGAAGGTGTTACTCACGACTACGGATTAATTGAAAATTCAGAAGGGATTAATTTCAAGTCAAAGGTTGATGGCTCTTTAATGCGATATGAATACGGAGGATCTCCTATATCACCTTCGCTTGTATCAATGAACCCAGTAGGTAAACTTGATTGGCAAATCGGACTTATAACGCTAGACGATTGTAAAGTGGCTGACACTAGCTCCTTAGATGATTTGAATAATTATCGATACAAGTTCACAATTGAGCATACGTTTTTAATTCATCCTTTCTACTTAGATAACCAAATACTTGATCTTTTATTACCAAAAGCTCCTAGGTATTTTTTAAGAGAAAAATGTTTGAAGTACGCATTTAGGTTTAGAGCTTACAGAGAGCTTCAAGACCCGAATGTATATCAAGAGCTTGAGTACGATCTAAAAGAAGGCAACACTGGATGGTTTGACGAAGAGTATAATGGTGGCGATGCTGAATATGAATCGACAAACCTAACCTACTCAAACTCTCAAGGATTAACAAGAGATGATACAATAACAGTAAATCTTGATATTGAAAACACTGCTGACAACACAAACGGAAATGCTCAATACGTTTGCGTCAATTTTATAATGCTGCCCGAGGATGATAACGATTATGTGAATCAAAATGAGTTCATGTACAAGAATTATGCTTTCGATCGTGCTTTTGCCACTACTGGAGGTGGTGCTGTTCAAGGGATAAACAACGGTACAAACTCAGAAGTAATTAAAGACCTTACGGTAACAAGTGGAACTGGAAAGGTGGCCGTAGAATTTGATATAGATTTTGGGTCTGACGTTAAGACAAAGATTGACTCTTTAGAGAATAAGCGTTATTTGATAGCTGCTTATGCTGTCGGTAATGGTTTGACTGCCGAAACAGCTAACTATACAACGATGTTGGTCGATACTAAAGAGATTCAAGTTGTTATTCCAGATTCGACAGTAACTGTAAGCAATGACTTTTATAAGCACGATATTAATTCATATCCAGGAGGAACAGGCAATATTGATATGAACGTAGAAGAAGAGATTGTATCTGATTCGCTTATATTGCTCGATAGAGCTGCTCCGTACGATGATATTCAAATTGAAAACGTAACAGCTCAGATAATAGCTACTGACGGCACAGATGAAGCTATACTGCATGACACTGAATTTGATTTAAGTCAATCTCCTGAAATAGCTGGTGTTCGGTTTATTAACGATAGTTCAAACAATGCTTTAAACGTAAATCCTGCTGAGATCAGAAAAATTTTAAGCTTTACTAGAGAAAGCTCAGAAGATACTGGAACACAAGTAGCTTATCGATTACGATGGCCATTTTTAATACGTTGGGAAAAATGGGAACAGTTGATTTTATCAAACCTTCCTGCCGATTTCTTAGATGTCGCTGAAGACTTTAACGGATATAATCACGAATGGCTAAGATTGTATGCTCTTGCTGGTTGGAATATAAAGCTTAGAGTTCAGACTACGGTTATATCTCAAAACACACTTAAAACAATCACTGACGATACTACATTAACGCTGCATGATTACGACGATGGGGCAGGCGATTGGACTTCTGGAGCGATATCTTGCTTTGACGGAGCAACGCCATTAAGTATAGGTGGACAACCTTATTTAATGGATGCGAGTGCTGGAAGAAATACGACTGTAAGAGCTGATTTTACTTATAACGGAGCAGGCTCGATGCCAGTTGCAAGCGATGTCTTTGTAGTGTTTAGAATAATCCCTAAAGAAGTAGGTACTTATATTGCGAATGATTCATTTAGTTCAATGTATAATCGAAGCTCTGTAAGTTTATTCACTAATGCCAATGGGTTGGTAGATATTACTGCTGTAAGTGCTACTGAAATGAGAGCTGAATGCGAGATAGACTATAACAAGCTGCCGATAGGTAT